CTGCAATTCCGTCTACAATTTACTTTTCCAGTTTGCGCATGACGCTATTATAGACGCGCTCGTTTACAATTTTCAAACTGTCCATCAGCTCGTCCATGATCTCCCACGCCTTGTCCGGCGGAACATCTGCCACTGCGCGCAGAAAATCGCTGTCGCCGTATGTTTCGACGTTGACCGGCGCGGGCGCTGCAGAGTATGCCGTTGGCAAAGCTCTCTCCATGATGCCGCTTTGCTGGTCACGGATAGCATACAGCACGGCAAGGCGCTCATAGTTTGTCCAGCTTGATTCTTCCGTTTCAAGGCGAGCTATCCAGCGCTTGACCTCGTTCTCGTCGACCATAGGGGCGCACCCCCTTTAGCCCTCAATCGTGTCCATGCAGCGCTGGATGGCTCTGCGGATGCTTTCATCGTCGGCGTTGTCCAACATTTCCTGCAACTGGCGTTTCATGTTGTCAATGCCGCCGTCACGGGAATAGTGTCCGCGCACATAATGCGTGCCGCGTCTCGCATTGGACATATCACGATCATAAGCGCCGCGCATACCCGACTGCCAGTCTCCGTCGCGGGAATATCGGCGAGAATAGTCTTCATCGCGGGAATAGCCGTCGTCCTCCATCATCTCGATCTTATCGATATTTTTGATGGTGTCGGTAATCTTGTGTGCGATCTCAAGGTCCCCCGCGCCAAGCTCGCCCTTGCGTGCCAGCGCGTCGAGTTCGTCGCACAGCATATTGCGCAGATCATACATTGCTTTCTTGCTCATGTCCATTCTCCTTTCATGCGATTCTCTCAACCGTCAGGTTCGAGTTGGCGAAGTTGACGGCCTGAGTGCTGGTGTTTTCCATTGCGACCGTCAGGCAGCAGCCTTTCGGGACGCAGACCTGTGCGGAAACATAAATGTTAAAGTAGTTTTCTACCGCCGCAGGCGTGACAGTCGCCGTTGCGCTGGTCAGCGGCTCTCCGTTAATGGCAAGCGCTGCCGTGATGGCCTCAACCGTGCCTCCAGTGGGAATAGCGATGTTGCCGCCAAAGGAGACCCTAAACAGGGCGCGATTTTGATTGGTGAGGCCGCGAAGCGTGACAACGCCTGCGCCCTGACGATGCACGATACAGGGCTTGCTATTGACCGCCGTTTCGGTCAGTGGGACGTTCTGCCCGGCAGGGACCAAAGCAATGCTAGAATTACTAAACTCAGCCATACTGGTATCACTCCTTTCTCTGATTTGCCCCAAAAGGGGCAAACGCACCATTTGCGACCATTTCCGCGTAGCTGGGCGCAAATAATTCGTCCGCTTTACGCAAAAGATCGGCATAATTGCTAAGATCGTACATGCTCATTTCACTCTTGTCCAGAGTTGCAATGTGATCGACAAATTCCTGCTTAAGTTCGTCAACCGTTTTCACAAAATCATTCCTTCCTAAAGGGGTCGAAATCGACCCGTTTAAAATACAGCGGCGGAGCTATTGCCCCGCCGCGTTGTTGTCAGTATCGGCACGGGGCCGACCATTTTGTTGACGTCAACAAAATCGCCAACAAAAAGCTATGCTATGCAGTTGTCAGCAGCCGCAACAGGCAAACTGGTTGCAGCAATAGGGGTTCTGCACCGTGTAGGCCGGAATGGGAGAAGGCCGGAGCTGGGATACCAGGTAGCTGTTCTGCGCGGCCTGAGATGCCGCCAGTTTCAGATTCTGATTCTCGGTCTGGAGGTCGGACAGCTTGCTCTGCGTCAGGAAGTCGAGGATGGCGCGGCTGTTCTGGTTGTTCGCGTCAATGATGTCGCGCGTGGCGTTCTGCACGGTGTTGCGCGTGTCACACGCCTGCGCCGCCATGTCATAGCGCACCTGCGCGATAGCCGCGCGATTCTCGCAGCAGCAATTTGCGGCCTGCATCTGCATGGCGTTGAGCTGCTGCATGAGCGCCGCCTGCTGGTTGCTGCGGGACAGCTCGGCATTGCCGAAGCCGGTGTTGATGGCCTGTGTGGTCGTAGCAAAGCCGCCAGTAATGGCATTGTTCAACGCAAAGGTGGAATCGCAAATGCCATTTGCAATACTGTCGAGCTTGCGCTCAACGCTCGCAAAGTCAGATGTCAGAACGTAGCCGTCCATCACACCGCCGCCGTTACCGTTGCCAAATCCGCTGCGGCCCCAGCCGAAGAGGAAAAGAACGATAATCCAGATCCAGCTGTCGCCCCACATACCCATACCGCCGCCGTAATTGTTTGCGGGGGCGACCGGCATAGTCATCATGGGAGTACCATCAGAAAGAGACATGTTATCTCTCCTTTCAATAAGTTTTTATTTACAACTTTCTGGCCAGAAAATGTTGTATCAATGTTGAAAATATGGTATAATTGATATGCGCGGATAGGGTAGCTCCCGACAAGCCGAAAGTCCTATCGGTTTCCGTGCAATACAAAATTTAGGACTGCACGAAAGGACAGTGCTATGCCGTACAGAGACAAAGGTTTTTACGCTCAAAAGCACCAACAACTAATCGGTCAAAAATTTAACCGCTTAACTATCCTTGATATTTGGATTGATAAGGTAAAAGGTTACTATGTGTGCAAATGCAAGTGTGAATGCGGAAGCGAAACTGTAACCCGACTATCTCCCGTAAAAAACGGGGGAATAAAATCTTGCGGATGCATTCGGTACAAATACAGGAAAGCGCCTATAATGGGCTGCAAATTGTATACAGGTCGTTCAAAGCATCCCCTTTACAACACTTGGAACAACATGCTTGGGCGATGCGAAAACCCAAATGATGAAATGTACAAGAATTATGGTGGCAGGGGCATTTCCGTTTGCAATCAGTGGCATGATTTTGATGAATTTATAAAATGGTCAGATTCAGTTGGTGGTCGTCCTGATGGATGCTCTATTGACCGAATTGATGTAAACGGAAACTATTGCCCTGAAAATTGCAGATGGGCGACCAATGAAATTCAGCAAAACAACAAAACTACAAGCCAGTATCTAACATACAAAGGCGAAACAAAAACGCTTGCTGAATGGTGTCGAAAACTCGGGTTGAGCCGATATTCCGTTCAATATCGCTTTATGCAAGGCTGGTCGGCTGAAGATATATTAGAAATCCCGTTAAACCATCGGAAAGACGAATACCGAAGAAAAATTTTGCAGAGAACAAAAGACGGGATCATTGTTGCAACCTATAATGGCCTTTCGGATTTGCCAGAAGAATACAAAATGACATCAGTATCTTCGGCTTGTAACGGTCATTATAAGCGGGATACTTACAAAGGTTATATTTGGGAGTATGCAGAGGGCATTTAGCCCTCTGCTTTTCTATCGGAACAAATGCTCAAACTGCTTTGCCATTGTTTGCAGTTGATTTAATTCCTGCTGGCTCATCGCGCCAGATTGCAGGAGCTTATTGACTTCTTCTTTCGGGTTTCCCTGAAAGCCGCTTTGGAACTGTTGGAATTTCTGCTTGAGCTGCATCAGCTCACTTATCGGCCCCGGCATCTGCCCGCCGCCCAGCGCGGCCATAAACGGATTAGTCATCGTCATCGTCCTCCTTGCGCTTCTTCTTGCCCTTTATTTCGCCCACAAGAGCCGCCAGTGCGTCAAACTCCTTGCGGGTGACAAATTCCACGCCCTTTTCCTGCGGCGCTGTGCGGGGCGTTTCTGCGCGTTCTACGAGGTCATAAATCTTGAGCGTTGGCTTGCCGCTTGCATCCGCCTGCTTGAGATACACAGTCGGCGCGGTAGAATCCCACAGCGCCACAGCAGAGTTGGGCGCGATGAGATAGCCTCTCGCCTCCTGCTCGCCGCTTACCCACTGCACGCCGCCCTGTGCGATGGGGTTCTGTTGCACTGGCTGCGACATAGGCTGCTGCATGGGCTGCATTTGTGGCTGCTGCATCTGCCGCATCTGCATGAGGTTGTCTGGCATTGGCTGCGGATAATAGGGGTTGAAATAGGGATATGCCATGTTCATTCCTCCGTTTCTTTTGCCCAGTAATAAAGCGGGATTTCGTTCTCGCTGTTCCAACTGTCGTAAATTACACCGTCCTGCACGCAGACCACATGCCCAGAGAGGGCGAGAATATACGTCCCGCGCGGGTGCTCATCGGCAAACTTACCGACCGTGTAGCAGTCCGGGCAAGTGTCCGGCATGATATAGCGCCGATAGCCGAGAGACCGCAGATACGCGCCCCAACAGGCGTTTGCATTGGGAAGATCGCCGTCCAAGTATCCCCGTATGCAGAGCGACAAATAGACTTTGCCCCAGTCTTTGCCCGTCGCCTTGCAGATCGCGCGCACGGTACAGTCCGATACGTTGCGCCCTGCGGGGTTTGGGTTGAAATAGCTATACATGGAAAAGCTCCGCAAAATAAACGTAAGTACGCAGCTCGTCAGGGTCAGGAAACAGTGCCAAAATGTCCATTGCCATTTGCTCAGTAAAGCCCAGTGCTAAAAGTCGGTCGTACATCGCCGCACCTCCTTTTGTTGCCTCTATCATACCGTGGATCGTGCCCCGCAAATGGTCATCGTTTGGTCATTATTTGGTCAAAAAATATTTTGCAAAAAGCTCAAAAAGCTCTTGACTTTACGCCAATATTGGCGTATACTAAGCACATAAAGCAAGAGGGAAACCTCAGGAGGAAACGAAAATGAAGTACAATTACAGCATTTATGAAGACAATGCCGGCCGCCTGCACCTCGCTGTCATGGACGAGAACGGCTCCTGCATCTACTACATTTGCGACGCGGACCGCGCTCTGGTCGTTGGGGCGCTGGACGCGCTCAAAGCGGGCGGCGACCCCATCGCCGACGACTGGGAGGGCGGCGAGCCGGACCCTGCGACCTGCTACGAGGAGATCAGCAACATTGTCGACGCCCGCAACGGCGGCGCGACCATGCTCGATTTATAAAACTTACAGGAGGAAGAACATCATGAACGAATACAGATATGAAGAACTTCGCGAGGCGGCCACTAAGAACCCCACCGGCGAAAATCTCGCCGCTCTCGGCGAATGGCTTCAGCAGTACGGCAACGACTGCTGGAACGGTGAGGAATGGGACATCGACGAGGGCCGCCTCTTACGTCCCGTGTATGGTCAGGAGCCAGACGAATACGGCGATTTCCCTCTCGTGGGCTACGATCTCCTCTAAAGGAGGTGGCGGCTATGAGACGAAAGTACAACGACTGCCAGCGGGCGGACGGCGACTGTACCGTCTGTTCTCTGGTCAACTACGGGCGGGACTGCCACAACCGCCCCATCACTAAGCTTGAGTGGTCCCGCCGCATGGCAAACATGACGCAGTCCGAGTTGGCTCAAAAGTCCGGCGTCAATATCCGCCGGATTCAGAAAGTTGAATCCGGCGAGATTGAAACCGGCAATATGGCTGCAAAAACCCTATTTGCGCTTGCCGACGCTCTTGGCGCCGATGCGAGGGAGCTGCTGTAATGGGCATATATGACCTAACAGGGCAGACTTTTGGGCACTGGACTGTGCTTGAGCCTGCGGAGCCGGATAAATACGGTCGGGCAAAATGGCTCTGCCGATGCGATTGCGGCGAGGAACGCGTCGTGACTGCCAGCAATCTCCGTCGGGGTGTCAGTACGTCATGCGGCCATACCAGGGGCGAAAATCACCGAAAGAATCTGATTGGACAACGCTTTGGGCGGTTGACTGTGACGCGTTATGTGCGCTATTCTTCGACCGCGAATAGCTCAATATGGCGGTGCCGTTGTGATTGCGGCAAAGAGACCGACGTATCGGGCAGGAATCTTATGACCGGGCATACCACGTCCTGCGGCTGTGCTATGGCAGAGGCCCAGCAATCCCCAGCCGCTCGAGTTAAGGCGCTGCTGGAATCCCCGTTGACAGGGCCATATGAGACCAATATTCGCGCAAAATGGTATCGAGTATCAAACGGTGCTCGTGAGTGGGAGATCAAAAACTTATCGAAATTTGTCAGAGATCATGTGGAGCTGTTTAGCATTGACCCAGAGGATAAGTATGAGGCCAAGCGTACGGCCAAGATGCTGTATGGCGCGTCATACAATCATTGTCGGTGGAACGGATGGACGGTCATCCAGATCGAACCGAACGAATAAAAAGAGAGCACCGATCAACCTCGGTGCTCTCTTTGTCCGTCTGCTATTTTTTGGTATGCCCGCCTGCGGCAGCGGTTGACCGCCTCCGGTGACAGGTGCAGCGCCTCGCACACTTGCGCGTAGCTCTTGCGTCGCACGTCGCACTCGATAAGGCACGCCGCCTCGTCCTGCGGTAGCTCGAAGGATAAAATATATTCGACGGCTCGCCGTGGAGCCATCGCGGATAGTTCCGCCCGGATACGCTTGTGCTGACTGTTCATGCCCGTGTAAGGCTTGCAGAGGCGCTTGCGCGTGGGCTTTCGCCGCCCGCTCCTTCCTGTGCCCGATTAGGACACGTTATTTTGTCGCTCTCTGGATCATCGTCACGACTTCCTGCCGCGTGATAAGTCGCTGCGGAGCGCTGCCGTCCGTGATACCCGCAGCCTTTGCCGCCGCCCAGTCTTTCGCCGCCCACGAAGAGGCGGGCTTGGTGCCGAGCTGCGCAAGGTAAGCGTCCATCATCTTGTTAAACGTTGCCTGATCCATGTACTCCTCCATTTCCGGCGGATACTTGCCCGCCAAAATCATGCTCCCTGTGTGTTTGAGGTGGTTGTCCCACTGGAAATGCGGGCGGTCGGGGAATTTCTTCCAGTCGCCCCCCCACGAAAAGCCGACCTGCTTGCCGATTTGCCCGCAGCGGGCAAAGAACGTCGGATCGTCGTATCCGTGCCCCGCGACATCCTTGCAGATGTCAAACGCCAGCCCTGCTTTGACGCTGTGAAAAGTCGGGCGCATCGCGTCTTTGTGGGCGTAGCCCTTGCTCACAAGATAGCGCTGGTAATCGTCGTCGCGCACCGTGTCCGTGACTTTGGCGGGCAAGCCCGCCTGCTTGCACAGGTCCAGAAAGATAAGGCAATTTGCCCGCACGTCCGCGCGCAGATACTTAATATCGCCGCTTTTAAGCATCGCTGTCACCCTTGCTGTCGATCACGTCCTGTGCCTTCTGCGACTGCGTCCCGAAGTAGAACGCGATGATGACCGCATAGATCGTCATGAAGTCCTGCGAGATGTTGCCCGTGACGGCCATGTACGCGAAAACTCCCGTTAGCACCAGCGTCACGATGCTCTTGACGCTCATCAGGTTCGCCAGTCTCTTGTGAATCAGTTCCATGTTATTCGTCCTTTCCTTTGATTTTGATTCCAGCCAGCAGGCCGAGTTCTGCCGTCCACGCGGCGAACCACGCGACGGTCAGGCTGTCCGGCACTACCTTGTCATGCGCGGTCAATACGAGCACCGCAATGCAGTACCAGCAGAGGTTGAGCACTGCCGCGATGACGTACTTGTCCCGCTTTCTCAGCTTCTTCATAGGGCCACACCCGACAGCAGCCACGCAATAAACGCGCCCGCCAGCGCCGCGAGAGCCTTGTCGACCAGCCCGTCCCAGCGTTTCCCCGCCTTACCCGTGATGGCTTTCACGTCCTCTTTGATCTCCTTGACGTCTCCCTCGACGGTCTCCTGCTTGGTCGCCAGCACTTCGACCGACGTTGCCAGCCTGTCAAGCGCCGTTTGGTGCTCCTGTAACTCATTGATCCGATGCGTATTGCTCTTGCATCGGCTTTCGATCAGAGCGATCTCTGCGTCATCGTAGTGCTTTGCATTATCCATATCCCGCTCCCTTTCTGCGGTCTTAGACCGCCGTGAAATAGTTCCCTACCAACTCGTGTGGCAGATACTGCAAGACGATCTTCCCGCCCGCGGCCTCGCCGGTACGCTCGCACAGGTATAGCTTAGTGTCTTCGGGGTCTTTGTAATAAAGACCATACTCGTACTCCATGCCGCGAGCGGCCGGAATCGGGTCATCTTGAGTACCCGCGTGGTCGACGTTGATGATCGTCCACATGGCAGGGGTGGAATGCGGCGGCCAGTTCTCTTGCGTGGTGTGGCCCTGACCTTTGTTGACGCGGTAGACGTGCAGCACGCCGCTTTCGTCCGTATCACTGCGGCGGTCGCCGGGCTTGACGGTCTCGCCGATGTGATCCGCCCAGCGCGGGAACAGCTCGGGCGACTTCGCCGCCTCGCCGTCAGAGAGCGACGCGCTGGCCTGTTCGATCATCGGTCGCAGCCTTGCCGCGCGCTGCGGCGTGATGCTCTGACCGACCAGCGCCGTTACGGTCGCCGCCGAAAGCTCGGATTCCGTGGGCTTGCCCATCTTAATGCTGACGGTGCCGTCGCGGTGGTCGGTGATGTCGCCAGCAAGGCTGTACTCGCTGTTGTCGTACTCGTTGACGACCTCTTTGGTCTCGCCCGTGGGCTGGCCCTGCTCGTCCAGCACGTCCTGCGTCTCGCGCTGCACGATGCTCCACGGCGTGTTGTCGGGCAGCAGTGCCGCTACGGCGTCGTAGGACATGGTCAGATAGATGGTTTTGGTATCACGGCCGTTCCAGTTGCGGTCAACAAGGTTGCCGTTGACCGTAGCGGGATATTCCGTGTTGTTGACTTTTACGTAGATACTCATGTGCTGCTCCTTTCTTATTGCGGCGTGGCGTTGGCTTGCAGCCACGTCAAGAGATCACCGGTGGGTAATTCATCAAAAGTGATGGTGCGGTATACCTCCCCCCGCCAGCCGTTTCGGTAGGCGAGTTCCCTGGTCTCGGTAGACTTTCTATAGTAGATTAAAGTTCTTACACCGTAAGTGTCGTCGTAGTCTCGGATAAGATGGTCGTAGGTAAAGCCATAATAGCCAGACACAAAGCTGACAGCAATCCCGCTACTATACCCCCAGAATTTGTCTGGCTGCGACGTTATATCAATGGTTTCGTTGAAGTACCACGTCAAGCTCACATCCGGCTCAAAGTTGATGTCATACCCCGTCCCGCCGATAAGCGTCCTGCCTTTGAGGATATTGTACACAGTGCCGTCCACCATGCACTTACCGCCCTGCACGGTGTAGACCGTGCCGTTGACGAGCGTTTTGTGCGTAGCGGGCGGTGGCGGAGTGACATTGCCAGAGCTGTCGACTTCCATGTCCTGCGGGAGAATCAAAGCGGGGCGGATGCCGGACGAGCTGGATGCTTTGCTGGCCTCGCAGACGCCGTTGTAGTTGACGAACCACACCAAGCTGGTGTTGTTGGTGATCGGGGAGCGGAGACACCAGTAGTCAGCCGAGCCGTTCAGTTTCGCAATGCGCTTGTTGTTGGCGGACGTGCCGGTTCCGGCCTCGAAGTAGGACAGCTTCGCACCGTCTACCGGGAAGTAGGAGTTATCGCTGGTCGTGAAGCCAATCTCGTAGCCGGACAGCAGAAAAATCTTGCAGAGCAGGCCATTTGCACCGCTTTGATCCGAGCCACCGGAGCCGCCGTTCTTACGGTACGGGATCTTCACCTGCTTGATTGCGTCCCTGATGTTGCTCTCAAACGCGTTCAAGAACGTGCTGTTCAGTAAGCTGTGGATGGTGCTGTTCTCCAGATTGTTATCATCCGAGCTGTGCCATCGTGTGTCCTCGAAGCTGTCCTTCATCAGCAACCAAGTGCCGTCGCAGGATTCGTCATACATGGAGCTCGGCTTGCCCTGATGGCCGACCAAGAATTCTTTCGCTGTACCGCCTACTTTTAGTTTGACAATACTGCCGACGGCTTTGGTGCCGAGTTTTGCATTTGCCATCTCCGTACCTCCTTATTTGAAGTACCAGTTGATCGCGTAGTTTTCCGTGGGCGTGGTCTCCGTGCTCACGAGCGTCTGCTTGACGATGTTGCCGCTTGCGATGTAATCGCTTCCGCGAGACGCCGCCACCAGCCCGCCCGAGCCGTTGCCCTTGATGAGGGAGGTGGTAGATGGGACTGTTGGAACACTAACCGTGACCGCGCCCGTCTTACCATTGACTGACGTGACCGGCGCGCTCTGCAAAGCGCTGTCAGCCTTGTCGAGAGATTGCTGCACGTCCTCTGCAAGGTCAGTCTTAGCAACTTTGTCCTTGAATGCAAGAGCTTTGAGGTCGCCTAACCACTTCGCAATTTTGCCAAACAGCACGGAGAGCTTTTCACCCGTCACAATGTTTGCGCGGGTGCTCGCTGCCGTGAACGCTGCCGTGACGTTGCTGCCGTTGCCGGTCTTGTCCAGCTTATTGGTGAGAGCCGAATACACGCCGCCCGACTGCACAGGGTTCGCGCTGCCTTGCGTAGGCGTTGCGTCAGTAGTTACCTTGACATCCTTGATAGCATTATCAATGTATGCAAAGATGTCCTGGTGCTTGTTTTGAGGGTCATACACTGAGGCCAGCATGTCACCCGTACCAGCACCAGAAGCGCCACGGCAATAGCCTGCGTCATAGCTCGTGCCGTTCGACAGCGTCACGATAAGGTGATAGTCGCTCTGCCGGATGGTAATACCGGTAATTGTGGGAGCATCCGTGCCGGGGCTGCCCTGCGGACCTTGGATGCCCTGTTCACCCTGTGGGCCGGTGTCGCCTGTTGCACCTTTTTCGCCGGTTTCACCCTTGTCACCCTTTTCGAGCACAAGGTTGAGCACCTGATTTGGGGCTTCTCCGGTAATGGTCGCGCTCGCCACCTTGCCGGACGTGACCGAGCCGATGGTCAGCACGTTTGCGGGGCCTGCGGGGCCTTGGGGGCCGGTCGCGCCTGTTGCACCGGTCTCACCTTGTATGCCTTGTTTACCCTGCGGACCGGTCGCACCCGTCGCACCTGTCGCACCGGTGTCGCCCTTGCTGCCCTGCGGGATGCCAAGCGCCAGCGTACCAGTCGACTTATCGTAGGTCGCCGTTGCCAAACTTCCTGCGGGCAGTGTTGTCACCGTGACCGATACAACGCTCAGCGTGACGAAGTCCAGCAGCGTTGCGCCTTTGAGCTTTTTCGCTGTGCCGCCCTGCTGCAAAACAAAAAGATCTTCGTTGGTGATTTGTGTTGCTTGAGTGAGGTCGGAAATTGCTTTATCAGCCATCTGTTACCTCGCTTTCCGTCTCGGCAGCTTTCGCGGGCGGCTCTGCGGGTACGTGCGCCGCCTGCTGGTCGAGCCGCTCGAGGATCGCATATGCCTGCCGCAGCTCTCCCTTGACCTTTGCCATCTTCTCCGCGTCGTTCGCGGAGATCATCACCAAAGACAGCGTATTAAATGCGCTGTCAAGGATCTGCATTGCCTGCTTTTTCATAGTTCCTCCTTATCCCGACTCCCACCAAGAGTCGGTGTAGATTTCTGCGTTGTAGGGTCTCCACATGTCCGTGTAGATGTACGGCGTATACGCTCGCCACATATCCGTGTAGATGTACACCGCGCCGCCCGTAGTGCCGCCCTCTGTGGTAAACGATCCGCTGTCGGAATAGCTGGTCTCCACCCATTGATTGAGGTTGGTGTCCCAATAGCAGAGCACTGCCTCCCAATCGTAGGTTTTGCCGGGGGTAAGTCCGTCGAACGAATCCGTAAACGTGTTGTTCGCGCCGGAATCCTCGTTCGAGGTCAAGTAATACCCGTAGCCCAGAATGCCGGTCACGTAGATCGCACGCGCTCGATTATGGTAGCTGTCTCCGTAAAACGTGCCGTTGAGGACAGCTGTCGTTGACCCCGTCGCCGTAACGCTAACACTAAAACTTGCCATGCGTCACCTCACTGACGAAGGAAAAACAGTTTCCCCCAGTTACCGGCCGGTAAGATATTTCCGTACATCTGGCTACCGATATACAGCTCGCCGCCGCCGAGCGACACAATGTTGTTGGACAGCGTGATAAATCCACCGTAGGCGCCGCTGGCTTTTAGGTATACATTGGTCGCCGATTCCAGCTTGATACCGCCATAGAGGGTTTTGATGCCGACACCGTAGTCAACGTTCGTCTCCACAAGCGAAATTTCGCCCACTTTGGTATTGCTGTTTGCCAGGAGTTCCACCGTCTGGCCTCGTAACTTTTGCGCTGTGATAGAGGTCCCGTCGATGTACGTTGCGATCGCACTATTGACCTCGTTTGCGTTCAGGCCCGCGTTGTTGTCGACGTAGGTCTTCGTAGCATAATTCGAGCCGTCCTTGAGATCGCCGACGCGGATGCTGCCGGTCTGGATTTGGTCGGCTGTCAGCGTACCCTTGATATTCGCCGCATCGACGTACAGATTATCCGTCTTGATGCTGCTGCCGTTGATCTTGGTCGTGCCGCTCGCGTCCGTCACCGTCAGGCCGTCCAGCGTGGTTTTGACCTCAGTGTACTTGCCGTCGATGCCCTCGACCTTGAGCATGATCTCCTCGCTGGTCTTGGTGATCGTTGTTCGTGTCTCGGCAATCTTACGGTTGAATTCCTGTGTGATGTACCCCTCAGCCGGATATTCGTCTTCCATCTCCGCTTCTCCGGGGGAAGAAATGCCCGCATATCCGCGGCCATCATCAGAGAGTTTAGACAGCGGCGAATAAATGCCACCAACCGTCACGCCGTCGCCCAGCTCTGCCGCTGGATCGATGTTTGCTGCGCCTGCTTCGTAAGCCTGATACCGGTAGCCTTTCATGGTTTGCAGCAAAGCATTTACCATTGGCTGCGTGGCGTGAGGGCAACTTGCAATGACTTCCATGCCGGTATCATCGCCCGCCGTCAAACTGTTCTCGTCATCCACAAGCAGCGTCACGCGAGAGATAGGCTTGTACTTGCCCTTGTCGGAAAAACTTGTAACGTCTCTGCCGACATAATATTTATCAGACAAGGATTCTCACCCCTCCGAATGTGATAGCGTTGCCCGCTTCTGTAATGAGATAGTTCGTCTCGGTAGGCATGGACAACAGCGGAATAAGCAATAGTTTCCCTGCATCGGTGATAATCCAGTTCCCACCGTGCGCCGCAGCGATAAAGCATAGCTCGTTGCGGATGGTGTAATCATTTGCGGGATAGTCGATGGTATACGAGCTGTTGAGCACTGTGCGGCTGTCCAGTTCCACGCCCATCAACTGGCAAAAGATGTTTACAGCGTCAGGCATAGTCATCGGGAAGTTAAGCGACTGGTCTGGCTCCCACACAACGTCAGCCTTTCTCATAGCGTCGTATGCTTCGAGTTCCCAGTAATCCCCATCGCAAGAACGGCGGTTGGTAAAAAACACGCCTTTTGGTATCCAGTCTGTCACCTGACTGCCATTAACAAGCCTGAGATACCGCTTGATCGTCGCGGCGCGCGGTACGTTGTCTGCATACAGCGCCAGTTTTAATGTTGCGCAGCAGGCGTTTCCGATGCCAAATTCTTCAAACAACTGCGATTCGACAGAATGCGACACTTCCGCGTCTTTGCCATATTCCGTGCCCGCAACGTCAAATTTGTACTCTCGTTCTGTGCCGGGCTTGTGGAGCATCTCGCGCCACAGCGCACTTGTTGTCTGCCCCATATCACACCTCGATCAAATTAAACGTCGCGCCGCCCCACACCTCATTATCGTCTGCCGCTTCCTCGAGCGTGCATTCCATCGAAGAGCAGTAAAACGTGCTGGTTCTCACGCCATGCAGGTCAAGGTATTGGACGGTGCAGGTGGTTTTATTCAGATCATCGTCGAGTTTCGCCAGCACATCACGCTTGACGGAGCGCGTTGTATAGCTCAGTTTCCGCTTTGTGGTGATCTTGTCGCGCCGCATTTTGCCATCTTTGGTGCGGGTGGTCTTATCACTGTCAAGGTCGTTTCTGCTCCACCCGTAGCCTTTCGTTGCGATTGCGGACGAGTAGTCCGTGCCGTTGATAATAAGGACTTCCATGTTACCCCTCCTTAGTACAACAGCACGGGCTTACCCGCCGCGCGTGTCATGTTGTTAATGTTCTTCACGGTGCTGCGTGCGATCTCCTTGCCGTCGAGCTGGACAACAACCGTGGTCGTACCGCCGCCCGATTCCGCCATAGCCTGCTTAAATGCGTCAACCATCGTTGCAAGTGGCGTTTCGATGTTCGTGCCACTCTTCTGGTCGCCAAGCACGGCAAGAAATTCCTTGTTGGGGGGGATAACCGCGCCGCGAGCCAATGCAGGAGCGGAGATACGGCTAATTGATGGAGCTCGAGAAGGGCTTCCAAAGCCCCCGCTTCGGGTCCCAAATCCTCCGCTGCGGCCAGAATTCGATCTTGCAATAGAATTTTGAGCCTCAACGAATTTGTTGCCAAACCAGCTAACGGCATTAGCCACCCACGTTTTTACGCTCTCCCATGCGGCTTTTAAGCCGGACAAAAGGCCGTCAATAATCCTTCGACCTAACGCTTTCCAGTAATCAGCAGTAAAAAACTTCGAAACGCTGGTATTCCACCACTGTTTAATGTTCTGCCACATTTCTTTAAGCTTGGTAAGAAGTGCACTCCAATCCAGATCAGATGCAGCGGCAATAGCCGCGCCGCCAGCAATCATCATCCCAATGCCAAGTGGAAGATTTGCGCCGGAGAAACACAGAACCGCACCGATAGCGATAAGCGAGACGCCAATCGAACCCATAAGAGATTTGATTGCGGCTTTTGTCTTTTCGGGGGCTGTGTTCCAGTTCATGGCGACCGACGCCGCAATAGATGTTGCACCCGCAATCATTAACCCAATACCGAGAGGTAAGTTTGCTCCCGAAAAGCAAAGCACTGCGCCGATGGCAAGCAAGGTCATTCCGAGCGCCATCATTAAGGCCGACAATGTATTTTTTGTTTTGTCGTTTACTGCATTCCAGTTCAAGGCGACTGCCGTTCCCAGCATAGCCGCGCCTGCCAGCATAAGCCCAATGCCGAGGGGGATGTTTGCGCCAGATAAACACAAAATTGCACCAATGGCGAGGGCAAAAAGGCCCAGCACCGAAAGCACATTTGTCAGTGCAGCTCTAAGGCGGTCAGACATTGCGTTCCAGTTTTCTTTAATAAGTGTAACAAGCCCAATCGCGCCCGCCGCCATAAGTGCGATTCCGAGGGGGATATTTGCGCCGGAAAAACACAGAATTGCGCCAAGAGCTAAAAGCGCGCCGCTAAGGTATGCCGTAAGCTCGTCGATCTTTGCTTTGTACTCGTCGGTCGTAAACTGTTCAAACACGGGAGAAAGCCGATCTGCAAGCGCAGCCGCAGCGCCGCCTCCACTGCTTGATGTGGAAATCGTGTTGATCTCGTCAAAACTAGCAAGATTCCCTTTTGCTTCTTTTGCCGCCGAACCGACGCTACCGATAGCATCTGCTTCTTTATAAAGTCCTTTTGCCGCCGCTTCTGATTTTTTTGCCGTTGTTCCAAAAAGCATCGATACAATGTTTGCAATAACGCTGATAACCTTTGTAAGGATGTTCACAAGCGCTGTAAAGGCGGGAACAATTACACTTAATAGCGGTTGTGCCAAAGTGAGCAACGCGCCCTTTAAGCGTCCAATAGCTTTTGCGGCTTCGTCATTTACTTGGATGACTTTCCAGACATAATCACGAACAACGGATAATGCCCTTGTAATAAGAGTAAACACAAACGCCCTGAGAGCGAGCTTCTTTACTCGGTTAACGAAGCGGGACATGTATTCGTCGGCTTTTTTAGTCGCCTCACCCATCCCGAAAACACCGTTTTTTGTGCTGGAGATTTTTTCGGAAAGCTCCCCCGCTTTTGTCTTCATCTTATCGAGATTTGCCGTATCGGACTGAATTGAAGCGTCCATCTTCTCAACTTTAGCTGTAACGGCGTCATACTCTTTTTGCAAAGATTTCACAGTGCTTTCCTGTGCCTTGATGGAATCCGCCGTAAAAAACTCTTTGCCGCTGTGCATTGAATCAAGCGTCGCTTTTGCCGCATCGAGATTTGCCGCGATTTCTGCCGACTGCTTTGCCAGCGGCATTTTGTCTTGCTGTTTCTGGTAAATTTTATCGTTAAGCGTGTCGATTTTTTTAACCAGTTTATTCAGTTCTTTTTGAGCGTCTTTGTCGTCCAGATCCACGCTGAAAACTACCGAACCGTCCGCTGCCATAAAATCACCACCTTGCTTTTAGTTTTTTGCTGTGATATGGTAAAAGAACCGCATTTAATGGGAGGGAAATAGAATGAAAGCATTGAAAAGAACCTTGTTATTCCTTGTTGTCTTCTTTGCATCGTTTCTTTTGATCCTAATTGTAGGAGTTGCTACAACGCCAGAAGGCCAAGAAACTATGCCAGTATGGGTTGGCGTTGCCCTTCTAACAATACCTATCCCATTAGGGATTCTGGCCGTTAATAAAGCCGTACCGCAGACTTATGACGAAAAGATTAAAATCCAAACAGTAAAGTGCAAGCTACAACTTGTCGGCGGGCTTGACCTTGCAGCAGGGTCTATCTGCTCCGCCATGTGCTCCCCAGAATCTATTTCATTTTCAGCGAGCGGGCAAACATTCACCCTTTCGCCAAGCAAGCTTATCGATGTTTCTGTTATGACGCCGCAGGATATCCAGACCCAATACGTTTCAAGCGTCGGCGGCGCAATCGCGGGCGGTATTTTACTTGGCCCAATCGGCGCGGCGCTTGGAGGGTCAGCACAGAAGAAGAAAACGAAAATTGTCCGTCAGTACCTTATCTTTGCATATCAGGCTGATCCAGAAGTTAAATACATTGTATTTGACGTGACTTCTGCACCTCAGAACGGGAAGAAAATCAGCAAAATTTATGCGTACTTAAAGAAAAATGAAAACAAACAAGTCTCTCTTTAATTTCAACCGGCTCATTCGTGAGCCGGTTCTTTTTTCCCCAACCATGCACTAAGCGTATCCGCTTCTTCTTTCGAGACCTTTTTCGGGATATCGACCACATCTTTATTGCGTCGGTAAAATTCTCGGTCTGACTTGTCTAAGGGTTTTCCTTTCGCCTTTAGTTCTCGAATGCGGATGACTTGCGCAAAGAAGCAATCGCCAATTTCCATATAAGCAGACAAGAAAGTAAACCAGTGCGTACCGCCAGTGTTGGTATCTGGATCGTATTCGCTTTCGCGAATCTCTTTCCCAAGCACTCGGTTGACAGGGGAAACGATAAACTGAAAATCTTTCGCCCAATCAATGATCTCCGGCTCTTTCTTTTTATCATCAGGGTATTGCCCACCGTTGATAAACCAAAACAGCTGTTTGATCGCTTCGTCGTAGTCGGGAATTGAATCAAAGTCAACAAAGAAGAGACGAAGGGCGGTATAAGCTCGTTCTTCGTCGCTGAGTTCTTCATCGTCCAGAACCTCGAATATCGTCAGTATCACTCGAAAGTCATACCGAACGGCAAAGCTCTGCCCGCTGATCTCTACGCTTTTAGGAAGTCCGTAACTCATACCGCCCTCCGATTAATGCTTCTGCACTTTGTCGATGTACTTTTTGATCCTCGGATTCGTGAATTTCTGCTCACGCGAGAACGTACTGTCGATCTCATCCATAATGGCGAGCATAAAGTTGCACCATACAGGAACGCCTTCCGCCAAGGCGTAAACATTCCTGTCGCCGAAAAGGTCGTCTGCAATGGGTGCATCAAAGACAGAATTGATAATGTCCCGCATTTCGCGGTCTCTCTCTCGGGCAAAAGCAAAAATCTGCTTTTTATCACCCATCTTTTCGATCTGCGCCTTATATCCATCCTGCTTTTTGTCAAGGTCTTCAAAAGCAAGATACAGCTTTTCGACAAAATTGCTGTCGGTAGGGTTGAATGACACTTGGCACTTCCCGTTTACGGTATAAGTTACAAGGCCGTCGTCAAAATTAAGTTCCCGCATGATGCCCTCCTTATTCGCCCTCGGTAAACGTGACCGCATTGCCGGAGATAGCAGCAGTGCCAATCGTGCGCGTGCCGCCAAGCGTCACGTCGATAGGCATACCGATAAAGCCGCCACCCTCGCCGCCGAGGGAAGAGGGCTTGACCATGCAGGACGAATAGCGCTCCGCAAATACTGCGGTCTTTGCCGTTCCTGCATAAGCGTGGACAATCAGCACGTCCTGATTCGCCAGCGCCGCCGCGTTTTGCTCCTTGACCGCAAGATTCCAAACCTTGACGATGGCAGGGTCGCCAGCGTCCAGATCAGACGGGTCAAAGGTCTGCGTGATGATGGGTTTCTTCATGGTCGTGCGCGTCGTGCCGAGAATATCCTTCGAAGAATCCTCCTGCCAGTCGTATTCCATGCTGGAATCCGTAACGCGCGTACCGAGGGGCGACCACGTGGGGGTTCCAGTTTCGCCCGTGTTGAGATACGCAATCAGAAGTTCTCGGTCTACGGTCTGCCCCGCCGTGGTGTTAAAGGTCATATCAGCCATTTTTAATCACCTCGTAGTTCATTTTCATAAGGATTTGGTGATCCTCATCGCCGTTTTCATACACGGCAAAAAGAGAGGATCGCGTTGTCGGCTCAATGCGAATGACGCGGCGACCATCGCCAATGTCAGGCGGCGTCTCGCTTGTTGCCCAATCGCCCAAGGCGTTAAGCAGCTCGTCAGCTTTGAGCCGTTTGTCATTGCTATTCCCTGGTTTCATGCGGTAGATGACCTTAAATTGGTATTCCGCCTGATATCCGCCGAGAATGTATTTTTTGACAATGTACGCCGCCTGAATTGTGGACAGCGCCATCGCCGCAGTATCGGCGGGAAGAAATTCAAACCGAATCAAATCAACCGGCTTGTCAGGGAATGTGTTTAACCACGCAAGCAGCTTTCGGGAAACTTGATCTTCTTCCGCTGCCGATACCGTCTTTTTAACCTGCTCCGTACTTCTTCACCGCCTTTTCTGCCACGCGCAACCACTTATCAAGGTTCTGTGCTTTAGATGCTTCGCACCAATGAGCCTGCGCCTGCGGATGCATCGCCTTGTTAAATACCAAGTTGCGATCTGTAACTACTTTTGTTCCGCCCTTTGGGGCGTATGTGCTGCCGGTGTTTGGGTCGACCATTACTTTTCCGTAATACAAAAACCTTGCGTAAGGGCCGGGGTAAACGATAACGTTTCCGCCAGATGGTCCATAGTCCCCAGCGGTATATCCCTCAATTCGCGTCCTGTTTGCCAAACTACCGGTTAACGCAGGAACAAACGGGTCTGTATCCGCCCGTATTTGCTGAGCAAGAACATGTTCGGCCTTGCTGCAACCTTGCGACAGCTTTTCCCTGACAGCGTCCATCCCATCGGTATGCACGGAAAACTTGATGCCCATTACGCACCTCCGACTTCCCAGTGCTGCATATCGGGGCTACCGTAGTCCATCGCATCAACCTTGGTCACGTTGTAGCAATCGTCATGGCTCAGTACGACGGTCATGTCGTCCGAAACGAATTCGCCCTTTACAAAGCACGTCATGCCACCGTTTCCCTTGTATGAGAGCGTCCACAATCCAGATTTGTCCGCTGCTTTGAAAAACGATTGCGGGCCGATGTAAGTTTTCGGTTTACCTGTTACCCCGTCCACTGCTTCCACGGCGAACGGGATATACAGATTCACAGCGTCCGCGCCCTCAAGCCCGCTTTCGCGCACGTTCACGCCCTTCGACGCTTGAAGCATCACGCCGCGCAAGATGGTGATATATATCTTTTCAACCTCGTCAAGCGTTGCTGGGTCGATCTCCTGCACGATGTTGTAAATCGTTACAGTGTGGGGGAACATGGACATGGCCCATACCCCCTCGCTTTTAGAAGTCCATACGGTGCAAGATACGTCACGACCGCTTCGCGCTTTCTACTCTCGATAAGCTGCACATCCGTCGCAGACACATTTTTACTGTCAAAGCTGCGCGTCCACGCGCCTACCGTTTCGCTCGATACGGCGCGCTCAGTGTCCGTCGAGACCGCATTGAGTTTGTTGCTGTCTTGAATGATCTCAGCCAAAGCACACACAGCGTTTTTGACCGCATCCGCCGCATCGCCAAACGCATTCTTGGCTCGGCCCATCGTAACGTAATCTACATAAGCGGATGCTTTTACTGCAAGAGCCGGAAAGATATCTTCGGTCAGAGACCCCCCCATGTAAACCGTTGCATAATAAATATAATCAGCGTACGCCATGCGCAGCCTCCTTTTCTGGGCCCTCCCCCCCACCGTCACGGCAAACCGTTCAGGCAGGGGAGGAGGTAACAGTTTACTTGCTCGTGTCAGACGCGATAAACAGGCCGTTCGGGTTGGGAACAACCGGGATGAACAGGCCGCTTGCCTTCGTCCAAACCGCAACGGGGTCAGGCGTAGCCCACTGGGTAACGGTAATGTACTGGTTGGCGCTCTTTTCGTTGTACTGGCCGTAATCATCCTCTTCGGGAGTAACGCCCCACAGGCCTGCGCCGAAAGAAGCGGAAGTGCCGTTGGAGAGGAACGCGATCTTGTCATCGGGGAAGAAGCGCTTGGTGGTCTCCTTACCGCTCGAAGTCTGCGTCTTATAGCGCAGGTCGTTCGTGGTAATGGTGCCAAAGCCGAACATGGACATAAACAGCGCACTGAGGCGGTCGGTCGGAACATACGTACCGACGCCAACGCTGCCGTAGATCATCGCCTGGATGCCCTTGTTGGACGACAGCTTGCGCAGAATCTTGTTGGAAAGCACAACCTCGGTAAGAGTGTTGCCGCTGTCCGCTGCATCATCGACGATCGCGCGAAGCTGACCGATGATATCCGCATCAGCGCTCAGATCGAGCTTGTAGCCGATATTGCTGGCGGGAACGCCGTAGTCGACCGTCATGTTAAGGTTGTTTTCCTTGATGGTCATCTTGCCGGTGGCGAGGACTTCCATCTTGGCGACCTCGGTGCGAACCTTGACCGCATCGGCCATCAGACGCATATCGTCAAAGACATAGCGCACAACGGCGTCATCGGCGTACACGCCGTTTTCGGTCAGCAGGCGGACGCGCTCGGTCTGGTTGATCTTGCGCTTGATGAGCAGCTTTTCAACTTCGGTCTTGTCGAACACAGGGCGAGAGCCAATCTCAGCCTCAGTATCGAAAGCGTGGACAGTTGCCATCACAGGGATGGTCGCGCCCGCAGCAAGGCGGAGATACTCAGCCTTGATGTTCTCGGTCTTCTGGTCGGGGAAAATGCGGTCGCCGATGTAGGCAGGACGCGCAACAGAAAGGTTCTGCGAAAATTCCAGACGCTCAGCGTCAGAAATAAGATTCAGAATATCAGCCATAGATTTTTACCTCCTTACTTAGCCGTTTGCAGTCCAGACGGGATACAGGGTCACGTCACCGGTCATTTCGACCTCAGAGACCGCCGCGCCGCCCTTGCTGGTGCTCCAACCGGTCTGGGTGTTGTTGCTCTTGGTCAGCGGATAGCTGGTGGACACCTTTGCAACAGAGCCATCAAAATAGCTGTTGGAATCCACAGGGACATCGCCGGTGCCGTCGTTCTTGTCGTAAGTTACGGTATAACCGCGAGTAACGGCGGGAGCGTCAACAAAGATAATGCCCTTCCCGGCAAGCGCGGTCTTTGCTGCCGAAGCAATGTTCAGGCCATCAGCAAGAACGCGCCCAGCCACGAGGACAGAACCGGGCATATTGCCATTGGTCACGTCGACCGCTTCAAAAATGATGCCCTCTGCCTTACCGTCATTGGACGGAAAAACAGTGCCGGGGGCAACCGTCTTATAGATGCCATCCTGCACGCCAAGCGTCGCAGGGATCTCATGGGTCTTCAGCACAAGGCCGACTTCGCTTTCAAGGAAGTTCGGACGCGCTGCGCCGGAAATGTTAGTCACAAAAGACATACGTTAAATTCACTCCTTCGTTGTAGTCTGCGCATACTGCGCATTAAACTGTTTTGCAAACATTGCGCCTTTGCCTTCGCTTGCAGGCGCGCCGCCGGTACCGACGGGCTTTGCAAAGCTCGGCGTGGGCTTGCTGGCCTGAAACGCGGACGGATCAGCTTCGGTCTGTGCCTTATGCCATTCATCAAAGCCATCAAGCACACCGTCTTTAAGCTCGAGGTGCTTTTCTTTGAGGTCGGCAAAATAGGCCTTTTCCGCAGCTTTTGAGGAAAACTTGATGCCCTTATCTGCAACAGCTTTTTTCATTGCATCGTCATAATCGCGGTCGGAAATCTGCGCTTTATAGTCGCCAGTATCCTTGTCGTACTTTTCCTGCAATTCTGAAAGCTGCTTCTTGAGGGTCTCCACCGTTTCACCGGTTCCTTTTTCCTCGTACTTCTTGTTTTTTTCTACTTCCGCGTCCAGTTTGGCTTGGACAGTTGAAAGCGCCTTTGTGATTCGCCTGTCAAACTCCGCCTTATAGATGGGGTCAGCCAGTATTTCATCAAAAGTCATGATTTCGTCTGCCATTTTTATTCTCCTTTTATTTCCACAGCGTCATTCCCCGCTGCGTATTACAAAAAAGAGCCAAACATTACGCGAAAGCGTGTTGTTTGGCTCAAATTGCCACTTCTTTTGCCTCGATTGGCAAACGGATATATTTAATTACAGTCGCTTTCTGTTTTTAATGCTTCCCTTTTTTGCCGCGTCGTATTGTTCTTCTGTCCATCCGTACGCCTTACAAAACAAGGGCTTCCCCTTTTCCATCGCAGCATTGTAATCTTTAACAGAATAGGACTTTGCGCTAACAAGTTTAATGGACGCGGGATCAAGCAGCGGCTCTCCATCGCTACCCACTCCGGAAACCTTACCGGTTACTCGATATTGATACTTGAACGGGTACTTAGGGCTTTCCCAAACGGATACGCCATCTTCTTTTTCCCCCGTCATGTGGTTGGTGGACACGCGCATAGTCTCATTCTTGAGATATTCAATCTCTTTAGGGTTATCGGTTCCTCGGTAAAACTGCCCTTCCTTTTGATAGCCAGCAAGTCTAAGTGTCTCCGCTTCAATAATGCCGCTTATCTTGTAATATGTATCATTATTAAAATCGTGGTCTCTTAAGACAATTCGGCCATCAGATAAAATTGCGTTTACATTTTCGTCGCCGACATATTTCCCATTTAGAAATCCAGATACTTTAGGCGCTTTGTACACTTCAAATTCTCCACTTTCATTTTTTGGGATTTGAAGCGTTTCACCGGTTTTTTCGCCAGTAAGTTTGTACTGGTCATCTTTTAATGCCTCGTAGCTTGTTCCGGTCGCCTTCCCCCAAACTCTGTGTTCGACCCCGTATTCGGCACTTGCTTCGGTATCGACGGTCTGCTTTTTGGAGGCCGCCATTGATTTCTTTTTGAGATCTCCAAATTTCCCGCTCTCGCGCATTGCATCCGTCAGGCTTTGCCCGTCTTTGATAAACACGCGGCGACCGCCGATCGTACGCCAAACGCCGCCTTCGTCTGCCATGCCAATCCACACTCCCTTGTTGCAAAATAAAAAAAAGAGCCAACCTGTAAGATATCCTTACAAGTTGGCTCTTCGTGCCACTTCCACGTGCTCGATTGCACTATGGGTGCTTATTTATTTATAATTATTTTACCACATCACCGTGCGAAAGGGAAGAAGAATATCACTTTTTTAGCTCTTTTGCTTCGATAATTTGCGCTTTTACGCTTCCGTCTTTCATTTGCTTTAGCTGCACGCGCGCCCCAGATTCAAGCGCCCGTTCAATGGCAAATTTGAGTTTTTCATCGATCATATAGCACTTTCGTCCTTTCCCATTGCAGCGGCAATTTGGCCGCTTCGCTGAAAGCATTATATTTAGAGTTTAGCCGCGTCAGCTTTATTTTTGCGGCGCGATACTCGTCCGTCTGCTCACTTGCTTTATACGCCGTTACAAGCCGTTTCTGCTTGATGATCTGGCGCTCCACACGGCGCTGCATCTGCGTTGCCTCGTATGCGGTATAAGTCTTCCCGTCAAAGGTACAGCCAAGCCCATCGTCGATATGTTCAAGCTGCTCGTCGGTGTAGGTGCGTTCGGACACGCCCTCGACCCAAACATTACGCCTGTGCCGACAGTTGGCGCCTTCCAGCCCATCAACAGCGCCAAGGCCGCAAACCTCATAAATGCTCGGATAAATATCGCCGGTTTGGACGCTGTACACCTTACCTTGCCAATCCTTATGGTTTGACCACAGGGACGGCCCCGGCTTATCACGCGCCCCGGCATGGGCGGAAACCTCAAAATATGGTGTCTCAAGATATTCTGCCGATTGCTCCGTATACCTCGCGCAGATTTGGGAAACTCCTGTCATCACTGCTCTGCGCGCTGCCACGTCGATCTGATCTCGATGACCGCTCTCATAGTCAACGGCCTTCAAGCCGCTGTCGGCAAGCTGCTTTACCACTGTCTTGATGGCCTGATTGTAGTTGATCACGCCGTTCTGCACCTGCATCACCGCGTTATCAAGTGCCCATTGGTAAGCTTTGGCAGGGGATAGCATCGTTCGCCCGTTATCTACCAAAAAGCCAATTGAGGCGGTCAGATTGCGGAATGTATCAAGTGTCTGCGTCCTGATCGCTGCAACCTCCGCAGCGTCAACCAGCGTTTCCGGCTGCGTGATGTGTGCAAGGTCGATAATCTCTGTGTAATACTTCTGGTTACGCTCTACCACATCGTCAAGCAGCTTATCCAGTTTCGTTTTGCTGATGCCAGACGTATCACTGATTGCTTTCTCGATGCTTTTTAAGTCGATTCCATGCGTGCGAAGCGCTCGAATGTCCTGCACAGTTACCTCGTTCAGCTGATCCGCGGCGTTTAGGCGTGAGCAGATTTCTTCCAACAGCGTTATCTCAAGCGCACGAAAAAGTTCTGCCAGTTCCTCCGGCAGCGCATCAAGAACTTCCGGCTGAAACGGATATTCCATTTGCGTTCCTCCGTTTCACAATCTCATCATAGTGTGGCTTCACGCGGATAATGTTCCAGTCGCATTCTTCCGGCACTTTCCCGTAGAATATCACCCATTCCGGCGACAGCCGTTTCATCATTTCTTCGTATCCGCGCAGAAACAGGCTTTTGCTTTCCTCGTTTTGCTGTGTGCCTACCGAAGAAACCGCCACAACGCCGCCCTCCGGCTCGCCGTCGAAGCACCAATCATAGCTGCTTTCGTCGCTCCATGAGATAGTCGGATACACCGTGACCCCGTGTAGCTGCCAGTATGCCGCCAACCAATGCTTGCGGTAATGGTTGTATATCTGCATCGCCAGCGGCATATCCGTGTAGGTAGAGAAGTCGGGCGCGCACACCGCCGCAAACTGCGACAGTTTTGGAATGTACTTGACCGGCGTGTTCCAGTGCCTTACAAATTGATAATCGTCAATAAAGAAATGCACGATTTTATCTTCTGGGTTCTTTGCCGAAAGAAGATAGTTCCCCGGAACAAATTCCCCTTGTGGATACGCTTTGACCGGTTCAATCTGCGGAATATCGTACTTGCCCACGCCGGGGAATGTGAACTTGTCGAGATTTTCAAAGTTAATCATACCGGACGCCATGTACCGCTGCGCTTGTTAGCTCTGCGGTATTTCTTGCCGTTTACCGTAACTTCCAACGCGCCGGACTTTTGCGCTGTTACAAAGGCATTGGAAAACGCCTTGTTTTCTGCTGCTTTGCGGTTTTTACTGGACTGGTCACGCAATTTCCGCATGTAGCTATCCATTTCACCGCGCGCTCTTGCCGCTCTGTCTGCTGCGCTTCCTGTTTTCTGCGCCGTTGTCAGGCGCGCAGGCCCGCTTGCATAAGGATTGACTGCTCCTGCCGCCGTTTTGAGCGCCGTTGTTGCGAGAGTTGCCATCTGCCTTACTGCGTTCTTCTTTTCAGCGTCCGACAGCTCAAGCCCATTGATTTCAGCAGCGTTGCGCTCAAATGTGCGTCTGATAATATCGCCCATATCAGTGACAGACGCGGCGTTTGCTCGGTTAATATCCTGCTGTGACAAAAACCGAGCAAGGCTCATACCGCGCCCACGCCCAGATTCTCCGGCTCCAATGCCGCCACCAGCTCCACCTCTGCCGCCCATTACTCTACCTCCTGTTGCTGTTCAGTTACCATGTCCTGCGCCGTTGGTAGCGCAGCTTTCGCAGTATCTTCATCTTCGTTAAAGTATTTCGCTCGAAGTTCCCACGGGTTCATCACTCCGGCGCTTGTGAGTTGCAAATCTCGGGAAAATTCCTTGTCTTTGGTCTCCTGATCGTCAAGGATGCTGTCACCCCAATCGTAAGTGGCCTCATAATCTCCAGCAGGTGCCAACCCGTACAACGAAGCATACACGTCCATTGCGTAAATCAGGGAATCGAATGTATGTGCAAGCGCCGCCTGGATACTGCTAACCAGCACATACTTGCGCTGCTTGCTGCTTCGAATCTCAGTCGCGGTTTTTTCAATCGTTTGCGGGTCGGAAATATCTCCATAAGAAAGGCCAATATTAAATTCAACACGCCGAAGAGTATTCTGAAACCCGCGATAAATCGCATCATCCCTAATCTGCGGCTCGATGTGCTGGAAAAAATCTCCATTCGGAGAGAACGGGCCGATTTCAAACAGGCGCTTGTTGAACATATCCGCCGTGCTGGATGTTCCGTCCATCAAGACCTTACGCTCGCTCGACTTATATTCCCAGCGCAGACGCTCCCACTGCTCATCCGCTTGCTTGATAAGCTCGACCGTCGCCGCATCGCCATAAATGGACATACCGCACATGCTGTTACTATCTGCAGTGTTGGCAATAGGCGGCTTAAAATAAGCAAACAATGGTCCGTCTACATTCTCGATGGCCACTTCCGGTTCAATATCCGCCCACTCCGGAATAGTTGTGAGTTGCGCGTCAGCGCCAACGGATCCAGCGGAATCACTGTAATATGCCTTGTTTTTGATGGTATAGGTCGTACTGTTTAACTCGTGTGATTCGAGCCTTACATAGTACGTTCCGTTTACTTTAACTGGCTTATCCTTAAAAACGCCGCCAATGCAGCGACCGGACGGGTCAAACTTTGTCGGCTGAAAGCCCGCAGCGCCGGTAACATCCACAAGCATATTGTCACCGTAAATATACGGCTTCAACGCCACACCACCAAGCGCAAGGCCGAGTTCTAATGCCCGATTAAAGTTTTCTTTTGCTGTCTGAAAATTTTCGTTCAGGTAATCTGCGCGCTTGCTGCCGGTGATGTTTGCTGTAAATTCAACCAGCGTCGGCCTTGCCACTTCTCGGCAAATCGCAGCGGGCAGGCCTACCGCTTTCACATCACAGTTTTGCCACGGTGGGGTATTGACCATCATCGCATACCACAAACCGATATACTGTTCCATCGTAAGGCTTACGGCGGGAGATGCGCCAAATTCCCGCTCGGCGACCGCCTGCGGAAAGAAAAATCGTTTTACTGTATTTACAATGCCATTCACTAAGCCCATATTTTTATCTCCTCAACTTTACGGAGCTGCTTGCATACATAGGATTTTCAACTGCAATTTCTCGGCGCAGAACCGTCATAACAAAATACCTAACAGCGTCGAGGACGTGATCGTTCTCTTTAATGACTTTATCTTCTGCCGCGTCCTTATCCCAGCTATAAAGCCCAAACTCATCAAAAGCGTGCGTGCAGCTTTCATGAAATTTGATTCGCCCCGATTTGATACACGCAGCCGTTAAACGGATCCCATCAAGAACATCGTTATTTGCTTTCCAAACAGCAAACTTCCCATGTCTACGGATGCACTCCGAAAATGACGCGGCGCTGGGGTCAATGACGATTCGCTCAACATTATATCCGTCTGCAAACCGTTCCAAATCTTGATAATATTCCTCGTCTGTCTTCTGCCGATTGGTGGCTCGCCCGCTGTGATAGTATTCTTTCTCCATTACAGCGCGGCCTTTATCCATGCGCCACAAACAAAAGACGGTAGGATTTTGCGTGCCGTAGTCGCAGGAAATATAATACTTTCCCGCGCCGCCCGTTTCGTTCGTGACGTTTACTTCTTTGGCGAACATCGGATATACCAGCCCCTCGGCCACTACCCACAGGCCGCGAATGTATCGGTCGTAGAACACGCCGGAAAACATTGCCTGATAGCGTTCCAGCGTCTTTTGAGACAAGCCGGGGTTGTCCGTCATTTCAAAATGCAGATACAGCGCGTTCCGCTCCTTGTTCCGCTGTATCCACTCTGTATAAAACCAGTGCTGCGGACTTCCCGGGTTGCAGGAAAACCACAGCTTTGCCCCGTCTACCGAGCAGCGAGTCAATGCCTGTTCCACAAACGAGCGCGGCATCAGCACTACTTCGTCCAGCAGCACCCCCGCCAGCGTGCGGCCTTGTATCAGCGTATAGCTGGCCTCGTCCTTGCCGCCGAACACTTCAAAGTAATTTGTCACGGCCCCGCGCCGCACTTCCATCACCTTGTCACCGCGCCGCCAACGAATGATATAGCGCTCCTTCGCAAGGCTCATCGCTGTAAACGGCACGATGATGTTCTTGGTGCAGCTATCCACCGTGCGGCCACACACACCAAGTCGTTGACCGCTAAAATTCTCCATTGCCCATCGGACAAACGCCCACATCATGATGGAGGTCTTGCCGGAACGCACGGCACCGTCACAGATCAGCGCGTCATACTTGGAATATGGGAAAGCAAGGATTTTTGCTTGTTTTGGGCTAATCATCGCTCTCCAACCCTTCTGCCATTTCACGCAGACTCACGCTCAAAGCATCCTCCTGTGCGTTATCAGTCGGCATACCCAGCTCAACAATATCGCGCTGCCCAAGGTACTGTTTCCCCAGCCAAATAGCCATATTCGCGTTCTTTTCAGCCAATCGCCACTGACTTCTCCGCAGTGAAATTTTCCCCGCTCCTCGCTTTTGCTTAAATACCTCGGAAAAACTGGCATGATAGGTGCGTTTACACCAACTATCCAATGTTTTATCGGTCACATCAAACCAGCCGCAGATTTCCTCAAGCGTGCATTGCAGGCCGCAGAGGTTCTCGAACTGCTTCTGATCTATTTCCTTTCTTGGCCTTGCCATACGCGCCCTCCTTTCTCCGTTGGCGTTTAATAAACTTCTCCATGTCCCGCTTCAAATACGGGCTGTTAGTTTTTGCAATGATTGCCTTTGCTTCTTCAATCGTCATTCAGAAGCACCGCCTTTCCCCCTGTAAGGTTTTCCCATCGTTTAACAATCACATCGCAATATCTCGGGTCAAATTCCATAATGTAAGCATTTCTGCCGTTCTGCTCACATGCAACGACGGTTGTGCCGCTCCCCGCAAACAGGTCAAGCACAATATCGCCGCCCTTGGTGTTGTTTTTAATCTGATAGTCAAAAAGAGCCACGGGTTTCATTGTTGGGTGTTCTTTGTTCTTCGTCGGTCGGTCAAATTCAAGCACCGTCGTTTGTTTTCTATCGGATGCCCACAAATGGCCTGCGCCAGACTTCCAACCATAAAGGCAAGGCTCATGCTTCCACTGATAGTCTTGCCGACCCATAACCATTGCATTTTTAACCCAAATCAAAACCTGCCGAACTTCCCACCCGATCATCTGGCACGCCATTCTGAAAACGTACGCCTTCGAATCAGCGTGCCAGATGTAAAACACCGCGCCGGGCTTCATCACGGAATCAGCCGCCGCAAATGCCGCCTACAAAAATACAATAAACTCGTCATCACTTTTTGCATCATTCTCAATCTTGAGCGCGTCCTTTGTTTTGCCTGTATAATCAACACCATATGGCGGGTCTGTAAGCAAAATATCTGCTTGTGCCCCCCCCCATGAGCTTTTGTACGCATTCTATGGCCGTGCTGTCTCCGCACATAAGTCGATGCCGACCAAGCTGCCAAATATCACCGAGTTTTGTTACCGGTTCGGATTCTTCATCGACCTCCGGTGCTTCATCCTCAGTAACTTCCTCCATCGCAGTTTCTGGCAATCCCCAGTCAAAGTCAAAAGCCGACAGGTCAAGATCGGTCAATTCCTCTGCCAGCAGGTCAAAGTCCCAGTCGCTCTCGTTGCTCTTGTTATCCACCAGCCGCAGGGCGTTCACCTGCTCTGGCGTCAAATCGTCCACGCAGACGCACGGCACTTCTTCCATACCCAGCTTCTTTGCCGCCAAAGCGCGGCAGTGGCCGATTACAATCACACCGTCACGGTCAATCACAATCGGCTGCACAAATCCATACTGCTTGATGCTCTCCGCAACGTTGTTGATTTGCCTCTTATCATGCTTTTTTGCGTTAGCCGCATACGGAACAATGTCCGCAAGCCGCCGTTTTATGATTTCCATGCCTTCCTCCTGTTTTGCTACCAGCCCCCGCCCCTTGGCCTTACATAGCAGACTTTACCCGCCCCGAGGGGCTACAACGCCGCCCACATTGGGCGTTATTCTTTCCATTGGTCGCCTTTCCCGCTTAGATTGTCACACGCTACCGGCAACTACGCTCCGAAAAGTCGTAGCCCCTATTCCGTCAGGTCAAACCGGTCTTGACGCATCAAGACAAGCGCAGTTTTCAGCGAGCTTTGTCATTTCCATGTGAGCCATGACGACAACGGTCTCACATTGTCCGGGCGCTACCCGGCCTCTCGTGCAGATGGTGAGGATTTGCACCTCACATAGCCTAACAGTGTCGGCCTCCACCGCTTTGCTGAGCGGCACCCGAACTGTCGTTTGTAGTGTCTACCTATTCCGCCACATCTGCATATGTCCCCGCTGGGCCACATCGTTGAGAGGTGCGCGGGGTCCTGTGCCGCATGAGAGGTGCGACCTCTCGGCCCTGATCGTGGGCTGCATCGTGCGTGCGGCATGTTGCGGGGGCGGTGTGAAAAGATGAAAAGCACCGCGCCCCGCTATGGCGCAGGAGGTTTAACGCCATAAATGAGAGAACCGCAAAGGCTTTTACACCTCTGCGGCTCAATTCTCCCATAATTGCAATGCCCTGACTCACTTATAAGTGAGTTTTGCAAAATATTTTTATAAACTTTTTGGGTAGTCCGACCGCCCGAGCAGATAATCAATAGACACGCCAAAATAGTCAGCAATGCTTATCAGCGCGTCCATTGACGGTTTCTGCGTCCCCATCTCGTAGCGCTTGATTGTGTTGCGGTTCAGCCCGCACAGCTCAGATAACACGCAGCGTTTTAACTGATGGCGCTCGCGCAATCTCCGCAGCCGGTCAGGAAACGTGCTCATTCCTCACCCGCCTTGCGTCTCAACCTGTAGTTTTCCGTTTCCAGCTGATTAACCAAATCGTCACGAGACTTCAACTTCGCCCACAGCGCTTCAATCGTGATTTTCGCCTCGTCCAATGCTCGCAGTTGCCGGTCGATGTCCTTTTGATTCATCGCGCATATCCTTTCCGCAGTAAGGGCAAAAATTGCTCTCAGTGCTTGTTTTTAGTTTGCACGCTGGGCACATGAACCGAAACGCCCAATCTGGCCACGGCGTACCATCATCACCACGGGTAATAACGACCCACTTACTCACGGCTCAGCGTTCTCTTGGCCCATGCCCACAGGTTTCGCCACGGGTGGGCTTCTGCGTAATTTGCGCGCTGCTCGGCATTGTATCGTCTATTACGCATTACATTAAGGGCCTCTTGCTTAGAAGCGCACTCATCGTTCGCCCGCCCAAGCGCCGCCTCGGTATCAGCGAGCTTATTTCGCGGCGCATCCGCGTCCGCTTTCAGATTCGCGATTTCGTTCTCACGGTTGATGGCCTCGCCGTTCATCTGGCTGATCTGCTCAGTCAGAGCGGCGTTCTTTCGCTGCATCGCCGCCTTTAAATTCGCATATTCGGCAATCAGATCATTCTTCTCGTCGATACAGTTTTTCAGCTCGATGATCTCTGCTTCAAGCGCCGCAGTCTTCTCCTGCGCGTCCTCCACCATCTTCGCCATCTGGTCTTTGGTGTACTTCTTTACATTGATGCTCATAATTTGGCTCCTTTCATTCGTAGTTGTTCTTCCCGTCCCCGGTCGCTCACGATGCTCACGACCTTTACGTCGCCGTATCGCTCAATGTCCATGGCGATGCGCTCCTTGATGCCCTGCGCGTCAGCGGCGGGGACGTTGGCTTTAATCGTGATCATCAGCATGTGGTTCCTCCTTCGGCTCGCCGTAGCTGCAAAAGTCGTCTTGCTGCATCGGCTTCCCACTTAACGTGCAAAGAGCCTCGCCTGATGACACCGCAAAGCTATTGATATATGCATACTTGCAGTCCTTGCAACGCGTCACCGGCGCAACATCAGCGGCGGGAATACTGTTGATTTCCTGCGTGCAGATTTCTGGATTTTCATACCGACGTGTGATTAAATCAATCACAGTTTTTCGCTTGATGTATTCATCCATTGTCAGCACCTCCTGTTCCACTTTTCGATGATAAATTTGGGTTCGCTATATACGCCACTTTCAAAATCACACTCTGGACAGTATATATAGCACTCTTCTGGGCTGTTGCCATCTACTGTTTCAAGTATTGCTTCTCCGCCGCAGAACGGGCAAGGTTTCAGGTCATACATCCTTCGTCGCCTCCACATAGCACCAGCTCTGAGGCGGGCGCTTGATTGTCCGTCCGTCACAGTCCATTTTGCTGTAGTTGTAATAAGGACAGGCACAGCAATCCGACTCGACTTTACATAGACCCTTGAACTCGCTCAGTTTCTTCGGCGTATCGTAGATTTTTAGGTCGGAGATGTGCCAGCCATAGCCGGTTCTCTCGTTGCCGATGTAGTCAGCAAGCTCCTCGTATGTAAGACAAGATCGCTCCATGTGCTCGAAAACCCAGTTCTGAATGCCACCATTGTCGAAAACATTGATGGGAAATATCCGGTCACAGGTAAACTCCCCGATGACTTTGCCGCCGCCGTAAAACTGTGGCCTTGGATAGTCCGTCACAATGAAGTCCTCGTGCGGATATTTTGGTAACGTGCAGTAGATATAGCACTTAAACGGCGTTTCCAGCTTCGGGCGCGTCTTTCGCACCTCATTGGTCTTTTCGCCGCTGCAAATTTTCTCGCACCACTTGGGACGTATGCTTATCATCACGGCCTTACTCATTTTGCTTTGCCCTCCGTCATCTCTTCCAAAATATCGATTAACAAAGACTGGATAGCGTCCAGCTTCGCATAAATCATTTCGTCATAAATTCCCGTTGCCATTTCGAATTTCCTCCAATTCTTTCTCCGCCGCCTCGCGGGTGAGGAATACGGTCTTGCCGAAGCCCTTTATCGATACTCCGTATTCCCTTCCGCGAGCGCCTATTGGCTCGATGCCAACAAAGCCAATCTCATTACCCAACCCGATCTGCTTAACCTCGCACTCGCTTATATGCTTGTCCGTGTCCAGTAAGGCAAACACCCGCTGGCCCACCTTGCACGGCAGCACCACCAGCCGCCCGTCCTTGTCAGCCTCGGCCAGCTCGCGCAAGCGATTAAAACTGCAAAGGCTTTCCAAATCAGCAAGGCGCATGAGCTTCAGCGCAATCTCGTCCGCCTTATCTTTCGGCAGAACTTCCTCCGGTGCACACCCTTTGTCCTCGTAGGCGGCGAGGCGATCCTTGAGGCGATTGCGGCAGTACAGCGCGGTGCAGTCAACCATCGGCTTACCATGCTTACCCGTCCAATCCGCTTTGCACTTCTCGCAGTCCATCATTGCCTGTCCATCGGTGTCGCGCTTCGTCAGTCGTTCCATTACTCCACCTCCTGCATCCAGAACTCGCGGCGGCAATCACTGCACTTTTTCAACGAATGGCATTCTGCTAAGCATGAAATGTGAAAGTCAAACCTTTTTGGGCAAAAAGTCAACACCCCATCATCCGCAGGGCGCGCATTCGGCCACTGCTCCAGAAACACACTCTGCCGCGTTTTGACGGGATTCATCTTTACCCATTCCTCAACTTCGGCCACAACGTCCTCTGGCGAATCCGTCTCTCTGCCAACGCGTAGATAAATGAAACGATTCTTCGGCACTCCCTTTTCATCCATGCGTCTCAACTGCTTGATAAATTCAATAGCGTCCATAATTACCTCCCTAAAATTTGAAGCTCTCTTTGAGCTTGATTCCGTGTACCTCCGCCGTAAAATAGCTGCCCTCAAATGCGGCAGGCTTCCAGCTAAATGGTTCGCCAATGTACATAGTCATTCCCCCCCAAATCTCAATTTTGTCACGGCAATGGGGAATTCTTCGATCTCGCTTGCCCAGCGTGCCGTGCCCTTGCCGTTGTGCCGTTCAAATACCAGTGGGAACCCGCCGATGCCGTCAAACAGGCTGCCCATCGTAACAGGGCGTAGATATTGCGCGCTGATACGCTTTGCCAGGAAATCCCAGAAGGGCAGGGCGATGGAGTTACCCAGTGCCTTGTAGCGCGGGCTGTCGCTTGGTTTGCGCATTTTGCCCCTGCTGTCGCGCCACTCGCCAATGTCGGTCCAAACGTCCGGGAATCCTTGCAGCCGTTCGCACTCCATCGGGGTAAGGCGGCGCACGATCATTCCCGTGCGGACAGTGCTTTGCAAATTCAGACTTTGCCCGCCGCTCTCTTTTGCTTGCAGCGTCCCGTTGATCTCGCCCCCCTCGGTGAAATTGCGGCAATCAACACTGCTGACCACTAAATCGGTGCTGTCCTTGTAGTCTCGCTGCTTGCAGCTGCTCGCAACATCGCCCTCGCGATAATCGCCGAAGCCCTGCATTTGATACGTCAGCGGCACTTGGTTCCCGCTTGTTCCCATTCTTGCTTGCAAACTCGGAACGACCTCGCCACACTCGCGGATGACGTCACAAGCGTTTGTCATATCCAGTGCCACGACCGCGGGCTTGTTACCTCCGCACTCCGCACACAGAGTGGGGGCTTGCTCCTCGGCGTAGCCGATGCTTCGCGCTTGCTCGCTGTTGCCGAGCTTAAACCCGGCGCATACAACCGGCTGATTGTTCCCGCTCATGCCGGCCGCTGCGGTAAGTGTAGGTGATCGGTCGTCTGTCCGAAGTTCTGCGCCGCCCTGCTGTGTAGCCATGCATACGACAACATTAGATGGTCTCGATGGTCTGTTTTCTCCTTCTGCCCGCAATGTTTGAACGCCATTCTTCCAATATCCAACACCTGTTTCTCCGTAAGCATGTGCTATACTTTCGCCTGTTCTACCAGCACCGCTTTCAGAATCTCCGGCAAGTCTTTCCCGCGCCGTTCCGCTTTCCGCAAAATGCCTTGACACGCTTTTGCGCTCAAAGAGTATTTCGCCTGCGGTGTCGCCTCCAAAATCTGCGACAACCGAGATACGACGGCGACGTTGGGGGACTCCCCAGTGTTGCGCATCATGCACTCGCCAAGCCACGCTCCATCGTCCTCCCACTTCATCGTGGTAGCCCCCCCAGGTGTTCCAACCCTTTTCAGGCACTTCAATATCGGGGGCTTCCGGTTCTGCGATGCGGATGATCTCTTCGAGGACTGCCGCGAAGTCTCTCCCTTTGTTGCTTGAGAATGCTCCGGGCACGTTTTCCCAGACCATAAACCGAGGTCTGACCATGTCACCTGTCCGTCCATTCGATCTGTCATGTTCTCTCATCTCCTTTACGATGCGAACCTGTTCCATGAACAATCCGCTCCTTGCGCCGGCCAATCCGGCGCGTTTCCCTGCAATGCTCAAATCCTGGCACGGGGAGCCGCCCGTGATAACGTCCACGGCCTCGATCTCCGCGCCATTGATTTTCGTAATATCGCCGAGGTGCTTCATCTTCGCCCCTCACATTCTCCGACCAAAATATTTTTCATACTCTGCGTCGCTCTATTCCGTCCAGACGGAGACATACCACGACTTGCTTTCCGGGTTCTTCTTCGCCCGCGCGAGTGCGTGGGAAACGACGGAAATTGTTGTTCCGCGCAGACGCGCAAGCTCTGTCGGTGAATCCGCAACGCAGGTCACGACGCCCGCGTGTTTGTGATCGAGCGCGAGGTAGAGGTATCTGCCCTTCATCGCTGCTGTCCTTTCAAGCGCTGATAGCGCTGCGTCTTGAATTGGCGCGCGCACAGCCTGTCGCATTTTGCGTCCGTCAGGCGGCGCTTTTCTTCCTTCGCCGCGCGGAGTTTGGAGATATCCGCCGCGTAGTACGGGCAATCGCTGTGACAGCCCGCGTGCCTCACAGGCGGCTTGCAGAAGTGGCAATGCTCAAAGCTCATCTCACACCTCGCGGATCATGATGCCGTACTTGTCCTGCATCAGTTTCTTTTTCAGCAGATAGTCTTTCGTTTTCGCGCCCTTTGCGTCCTCGACCTCGCGCAGCCAGTGCACAGTGCCGTTGCAGTCCGGGTCGGTCGCCCGCTCGTAAACAAAATCCGCACGGTAGACCATCGGATTGACCCTATCGCCCTCGATGGTCGTGTAGCCCTCCACGAGGGTAAAATTCGCTTGCAGCCGCAAATCGCGAATCTTGCCCATCGATCGCAGCACTTTCAGCTCGCCGAACCGCGCCGCCTCACGCTCGGAATCAAACTTGATGCCATCGCACACGACCTTGCGGTTTCCGTACTTACTGCGCTTCTTGACTTCCTGCACGGCCATCTTTGCCATGACTTGGGCTTGAGCGTCCTTGCCCAGCTGAGAAATATCAATGCCCATTGCTACCCCCCCCCATTTCGGCAGCCGCCGCTTCCCACGTCATCCCGTGTTCTCTCGCATAACGCGATACGCTCGGCATGAATGCCTCCTGTTCGGCTATCCGCTCGATGTATGGCTTCATCCACGCCACCGAGACGTGCGAGGAAGTTGCGCCCCTGATCTTTGCAATCACTTGCCCGACCTTCGGGGGGAATCCCCTCGTATCCTCGGCAATCAGCGCATTCACTGCTTCCATCGCTTCGGTGGGGTCTTCATTGCCCAGCATGTCCGACCAGAGGGAAACCAGCTCTTCGGCTTCTGCGCGGGTCATCTTGGCATAGGCCTGCGGATATGCCTGTTTCAATCGCCCCAAAAGGCTAATCACGTCAGCTCTTTCCACGGTTTTTTTCCTCCTCCAGCATCTCAGCGAATACATCGCCGCCCGGCCGTGTCTGCGGTGCTTTATTGGCCCATCGTTCCCACTTCTCCGCATTTCTGCAAGCCGCTTTCCAGTCTTTCATGGGGGTCTTGCCGACCAACCACCCTTTTGACTCGTAAAAGTCGATGAACCCCTGTGGGTCTACGGGCGATTGGCGTTCAGCCACATAGGACTGAACCTCTGCGAGTGTGGGGGGCGTGAAGCGCTTCGCGCGAGAAATAACACTTTGTCCTTGTCCTTGTCCTTGTCCTTGTCCTTGTCCTTGTCCTTGTCCTTGGCTTTTTTTGGTTTCTAAAAAACCGCTTTGGTTTTTTTGGTTTTCCTTGGTTTCCAAAAAGCCGCTTGTTTTCGGCGGTCTGCCGCCCTTTTTGCCGTTCTCTCGGTAAACATTGGAGGCGGCTTCCTGCGCCTTTATGGACTCGTCAATATCCCGCTGAATTGCGGGCCAAATAAACCTTTCGGGGCCTTCAAACTTCAGCTGTTCTCCGTTTTTCCGGTAAGCGAGCATCGCCCGGACGATAGCCCCGATCGACTCGTCGTCATACTCGCGGAAATAGTCCTCGTAGCTCAGCCAGAGCTTGACATATTCTTTGCTCTCCGCCATACCGTCACCGCCTTAAAACGGCAGCTCGCCGTCGCCCTCGCCGACCTCTGCAAAGCCGCCTGCGGCGCTCTCTGTGGCGTATTTCGGTGCGGCGGTGTTGTTATCCTCCGAGCGCCTATTGTCTGCGAAATACACGCTGTCAGCCTGCACCTCGTAGCTCCTGCGCTTGTTGCCGTTCTTGTCCGTCCAATCGCGCATCTGCAAGCGCCCCTCGACGCCGATCATGCGACCCTTATCGGCGTAGTTGCAGAGCACCTCCGTCGTGCCGCGCCATGCGACAACGTCGATCCAGTCTGTGCCGCCCTCTTTGCCGTTGCGATCAACGGCAAGAGGGAACGACACAACGGATACGCCGCTGTTCGTCTTTTTCAGCTCCAAGTCACGCCCGATGCGTCCCATCAGGCGCACGCGATTCATGCTCACTGTGCGTCACCATCGCTTTCGATGACCTCGCCGGTCGTCTCATCCACGGTGTAGTTCTCCGCCTCGATGACCGTGTCATCGCTTACGGAATACATGTCCTCGCTGATTTTCGTTTTGATGGTCTCGTCCTGCGCCACCGCGCGAACAAAGTCACTCTTGAGCGGCGCATACTTGAGCACGCGCTTGAGCACAGTCTTCTTCGCCATCTCCTCGAAATTCGTTTGCCACGGTCCGTTGCTGTAAGCCTTGGAAAAGCGCTTCGCGTGGTTGCGAACGTCCTCAACGCTCATCACGTCGTAGCCGAAGCCGCCGTCCTTTGTGCGGAACATCGCGTAGATGAACTTCGGCTCGCCGCGCTCGCCGCAGGCGGGCTTGTGGTTGAGCTTCGGCTCAAGGCCGAAGGAATATTCAAACTCGTCGTTTTCGTAAACGACCTGCGCTTGAATGATGCTGACCTCACCGCTGCGGTACGCAAGGTCAATAAGCCCCTTATATCCCAGTTGGAATTGGCATTCCAGCTGGCCGTGGTTGCGGTACGGGATCAGGTACGCCTGCCCAAGCGGCGTGTTCGGCTCCATGCCGAGCTGTGCTGCCGTCATCATCGCGCCGAGGAAGCTCTGCGGCGTCGTCTGCGCGAGCTGCTTGTTTGCGCTCAGAGCAGAAAGCGTGATGCGCGTGAAGCGTTCCGGCGTGATGACGCTCGGTAGCGCCTTGGCGATCTCACCCTCCATCTGCTTGATGTACTGCTGCATCGTCGGCTTTCCTGCCTTGACAGCCTGTGCGTCCTGCGCGTTCTGAATCAATCCTTCCTTCATCTTTCCTTTTCCTCCTTCACCGCAAATTTGCGGAAATTTGTCGTTTTGTAGTAACTGCTCAAGTCCATGTCTGGGTGATCCTTGGCAAACGCCCTCGCGTCGAACGTCTGGCGGCTCTGCCCCTTCCAATCGACCGTGAATCGCCCACAGTAGCCGCGCTCGTTGTCGCCGAGGTCGTTCATGAGCTGCTGCTTGATGGTGTCCGCGTCCTCCTCGATGATTTTCTTTTGGCTCATCAGGTACTGATATTGCTCGATCAGGCTCTCGCGCCCGAACAGCTCAACCTCGTCGCCGCCGCCCTCGTAGATGCTCGTGATCGTCTCCGTCGTGCTCTCCATACCGTCCATCGGCGGCGGGCTGTCAGCCTCCACGTGGTCGTGCCAGAAGTCCGCGGCGCAGCGTTTCAGAGCCTCGATCTCTTCCGGGCTGACATATACGCTGCTCTCGCACCATTCCGGTGTGTTATCGGTGGGAGTTGTCGTAATCTGGTAGCAGTAAAAGCCCTTGCCCAGCACCAGCACCGCGAGATACCACCGCGCCCAGCCGGTCACGGCAAGATACGTCACGCACTGTGCATAGTAGCTCTCGGGGAAATCCCCGCCCTCGTAGCGCTTGAGGCTCAGCGCGCTCGCAGTCTTGCACTCAAGACCCGCGTTAAGTCCGACCACCTTTCGGTCAATGTTTGCATGCAGGTGTGGGCAGTCATTGCGGCGCATCAGGTAGTTCATCCGGCGCACCGGCATGCGGCTCACTTCTTCAAAGCGGCTCGCGACGTACTGCTCAAGGTCACGCCCCTGCCGCATCGCCTCGTTTTCCGGCTCTTCACCGATCCTGCCGGTCTTTTCCGCCCATACCGTGTATGGCGAGCGGTATTTGTTCAGCCCCAGCACCGCGCCCATGTCGCTGCCGCCGAGACTCTTCTTGCGCTCTTTAAGCCACTCCTTATGGCTCATCCTGAGCGTCGATATCGTCTGCATCTTCATCTTTCGTTACCTCGATGTATTCCGCCCCGCAGAAGGGGCAACATAGTATCGTTTGCGTCTCCACGCCGCGCTCACCGTCAAGATTTTCGCGCCGACGCATAACGTCCGGCTCGTCAAAAATGAGGTGGCAGCAAGTGCAGCGATAGATCATTGATTCCCCTCCAAATACGCCATCGCGCTCTGCACGCCAAAGACGCACGCCGCCTGATGGTCGCTGAAAAACACGTCGATGTGGTTGCCGTTCACACCGCCGCCGCAATCCTCTGCGATGTAGCTGCGCTGCGTGCCGTCCGGCCAGATCAGCAGAACGTGCGTCCCGTAGGGGATCACCTTCGGGTCAACTGCGATCGAGCGTCCCTCGGTCGCCAGCGCGCCGGTCGCGGTGTAGCCGCTTGCCCACTTGCCGCAGCAGCAGCGTCCGGGGCAATAAGCCGTGAGCGTAAACTCACCAAGAAAAACGTCATTGCACACTGCGCTTTCAGTCGCGGGAATGTCCCACGCGGGGTCATGCTCTTCAATGATTCCCGAGGATTCCCCGGGAATTGCTTCGACCGCCTGCGCGCTGGTGGCGAGGATTGAAATCGCGATCAAGAGGATCGTCGCGACCAGACACGCCGCCGCAAACAGAGCCGATCCATCGGCCTTGCGCTGCTCTCTCGTGCGCTTGTCGTGCCGTCTCATCGTGTCACCTCTTCCATCGTGATTTGTGCGGGCTTCTCAAACAGCGGGGCAAGCATTTCTTCTTGCGCTGCCTTGTAAAAATTCCTGTCGATTTCAAACCCGTAAGCGTTCCGCCCCAGTTCATACGCTGCGCGGAGGGTGGTCGCGCTTCCTGCGCATGGGTCAATCACCACGTCGCCGGGGTCGGTAAAAACTTCAATCAGCCGCTTCAACACGTTCACCGGCTTCTGCGTGGGGTGTATCTTGGGAATGTCCTTGCCGTCACGTTCCCACTTCTGCCAGTCAAAAACCATCTTTCCCGTGCCGCGAATCGGTTTCCCATCTTCGCCGATCTCGCGCCCGTTGTTAAATTTCGGCAGTTTGTCACGGTAAAGCACCACCGCGAACTCCGTCGCGCCTACCACTCGCATATTGGCTTTAAGCACCTGCGCGGAATAGTTTTTGCAGAAAAACATCGGGTAGCTATTCTTGAATCCGTATTGCTTGCCGTACTCCATAACGGTCTGCATCTGGTCGAACGCGCAGAAAACAAGCATTGCCGGAGCTTTCCCTTTCTCCTTCGGCTCTTTCTTCAGAAGCCGATTGCAGAAGTGCATATACTCGGCAATCTTGAAATAGCCATCGGAATTGAAGAAACTGCTCTTTGCCTTTTTGCTCTCGCCGTTTTTGTTATCGCCGCCGATATACCACGTCGGGTTACTCCCGTAAGCGTCAGCGCCGATATTGTAGGGAATATCTGCGATCACGAGCTGCGCCTTTGGGATCCCGTATTTCTTGAAATTCTGGAAGTTGTCATGGTACAGCTCGCATTTCACCGTCTGCACCCCCTGTCAATAAACGGCAGCAGATCATACAGCACCTTGCACACCGCGCACGCGCCGATGACGGCAAGGCTCGTCGTGAAGTCGCAGCCGTTGAGCGCGATTACCGCAGCGGCGATGCCGCCGAAAAATAGTGTGTCAATCATTTCGCGCATCCGATCAGCATGAGCTTTTCCGCGTCGGTGAATTGCAAAACTCGGTCAAGCTCCCAAATTTCCTCTAACGTCCAGCGGGAACGCCCCGCCATGCGATTGCAAATTTGTGTTTCTGACAAGCCAATTTCCTCGCCCAGCTCCTTGCCGGTGCGAATCAACGCTCGCCCCATCGCGCCGCGCACGGCTCGCTCAAGGTCGTTTCGCCGTCGCGTTAACTGTTGTGGCTTTAGCATCTTGCCTTTTCCTTTCTTCCGTGCTACAATAAGCAGGTAACTATATTTTGTGTGAGATTTGTCCCACCCGCCCCGCTCGATGCTGCAACATTGGGCGGGGCATTTTTATGCTTTGCGTTGCGAATCAGTACCATGCCATAGCGTAGCGTCGAAACTCCACGCAATTCCGCTGCATCACTTCGCTGAACTATTCCGCTGCGTTGCCTTGCATTGCTTTGCCTTGCCTAGCTATGCCGTCGCTAGTCTCTGCTTTTCGCGACCATGCCGCCGCGAAACACCGCCTTGCCAAACCATTGCGTTACCTTTCAATGCTATACAGTTCACATCATTGCTGTTCCGGCGCCTTTCTATATAATTCATTTCAGTGCCGTTGCGCCTCGCGGCATATCCCTTCCACGCCATGCCGTTGCTCGTCAACGCTGTTCCCGGCGAAGCCATTCCGTTGCGTTCCGTCTCTGCACTATTCCTTCGCGCGTTACTCGATTTCCTCCCAGCGGAATCTGCCTTTTCCACTGTTTCGCCACTGGCCGATGCCGGAGAAGCGTCCATAATCCAGCCAGTCGCGCACAACGTCGATATGGTCGTCGCACAGGCATACCACCGTAAACTCGCACGTTGCCCCGGCGGGAATTTCCTCGCTCATTGCAAGGCTGACGCGCTCGCCCTGCGCCGTTTGCGCTCTCAGCGGGCGCTGGCACTCCTTGATCTCACCGTCAAAGAGAATTGGGATGGTGCGCGGCTCGGGGAAAATTAGCTTGTCGATTTCCTTCTTGTAAGCCTTAATTTTGCTGCTGGACGAATCCTTGACCTTGCGCAGACCGCCGCAGGTGTCCTTGAAAAAGCCCTTGATCTGGTAGTCGTACAAAAACGGCGTGCCGTCGTCCAGTCGCGGGAAAATGGTCATGGACTTCTCGGCCACCGCATCCGCCCCCAGCGCTGCCACCTCGTCCTCCACGCTCGCCGCATCCGGCGCGTGGCTGCCGATAAACTCACGGTAAATATCAGGGTTCGCGGGGCTGGTGCCGAGAATCGGCTCGATAAACGTTAATTTAACTTTGAGTTCTTTCATCTTTTCATTTCCTCCTGTTGTGTGTTAGTTCTCTTCGCTGGGTCTCATCGCCTTATCTGCTCTTGCAGCCTGTGCGGCTCCCGATGCCGATCTGATTTCCGTTTCGGTCACACCGTACAATCTGGTCAGCGGTCTAATGTACTTGCTTGCAATACCATTCACACCGCGTTCCCAGTTAGACACCGCGGAAACTCTTACACGGAGTTTCTTTGCTACGTCTTCCTGCCGAAAACCGGCATTTTCTCGGATTGCCTTTAATTCCAAGCGTTCTCCCCTCCTTATAAAGTTCAGAACTTTATATTGACAAACGAAACCAACACCGCTATTATGTAAGTGTCAGCCAACAAAATATCGGTTATAAGTCCGCAAAAACGGAAAATCCGTTGGGGGCTTGGTTTTTTGTTGTCTTAATTAAGTTCTGTAAGGCTATTATAACCTACGTAATGGTGGATGTCAACGCCTTTGACGACAAAATGTAGGATTTAGCAGAATGACCAAACCCATGCCGTTGGATTTGGCAGTTATTATTAGAGTATGGCTTACAATATTTTTGATGACGAATCTAAAACGATCGAAGAAAAAAACGACGCTTATTCTCGAAAAAGAGAACAAGAGGTCGTTAGATTGAAAAGCTTTTATGATTTTTCAACCGTTGATGGGATAAAAAGTATTCCTGTCCCATGTACAGAGGTAAACGGAGATTCTCCTACAGGTCGTGTGGAATATTATTTGCGCGGTCAGTGCTTTGCAAAATACTACAAAGAAAAAAATATTGCACTTGCCGTAGAATGCGTAAGAAAAGCACATAGCTTAATGTTTATATCAGATATGATTTGGAAGTACGATGCTTACATATCTGACATAACGCATTTGCACAATTTAGGTGCACATAAGCAAGCATGGGAAGAAGAAGCGAGAGTTGATTCCTATTTTCGGAAAGTTGGAATATACCCGCATCTCTCTATAAGAGATTTCCCAAACGTATTTGCATATTTTAAATGGAAGCGCTTAATTAAAGAAATGGAAGAAGAACGAATTAGAAAGCGTTCTATCCGACATGAATATTATCGATTGCAAGAATATCTTCCTGCGTTGTGCCCAAAATCATTATCTGGATACTCCAGAATGAAAAACTCTAATTCTAAAGCTTATCAAAAAATATTAGCCCAAGCGGCATTATACGGAGTAGATATAATTTAAAGGACTTTAATATGCCGAAAACATTAAATAGCGTTACTCTTGGTAATAATTGCATTAAATTTATCGAGGATTATTGCAAAAGAAAAGATATTAGCGAAGCTGCGTTTTCTCGAAAATTTGGAAAAAACAATAGATGGGTGTCTGACCTGCGCAGAGGGAAAAACACAAATTTGCCGTCAAAAGAACTTGCTGTGCAAATGTGCTTAACCCTCAATGTTTCCCCTGATGACATCCTCTTGCACGAGGGAAAGACCCAGGACGAAACCAAAAAGTGCTTAGAGGATATCGAGACGGTGCGGAAACTGGTCGAGGCCGAGAGCGCAAAAAAAGCCCCCGATCCGAAGACCGAGGGTGAGGATGCGCAGCTTGCGCAACTTATTGCCGGGTTTAGCCGGTTGTCTCCGCAGCAGAAGAGCGCGGTGCTTGCTGTGATAGAAGGTTATCAACCATCGCAAGAATAACATTTTTTTGCTCTGGCGTCAGGTTGACAAAAAGTTCTGCTGCTTTTCTCGTTTGCTCGTCCATAATTATGTCCCTCCAAATATTTTTGCAACGGGGCTATCTGTCGATTGTTGCACATAGCGGTGCAAGCATCAATATCTCGAAGTAAAGGCCCCGCCGCCCTCTGCAACAAACGGCGGGGCCTTTTCGCAGCCAGCGGGAAGCGGTCGCCGCTGCTTGTTTTGACCATACTCCGCTTTACCTTGGCAATTCAACACCGAAACATTGCAATAAGACAGCGCTCGACACGGTTCGACAAGCCCTCATCTTGCGACTTTGCGGCGCAAAAATCGAAAAAATTAAGGTGGCTTAAATGAACATTCAAGAAGTGTGTAAATCCCGCAAAGAAGAACTGAAACTAACTTATCAGGACATTTCCGATGCTTCCGGCGTACCACTGTCCACCGTGCAGAACTTCTTTTCCAAGTTTTCTAAATCCCCGTCGATCTATACCGTCGCGCCGATCTGCAAAGCGCTTGGAATATCGCTTGATGAATCGTTCGGAATTTCCGAACAATTGACGCCGACCGAGGAAACTTTGCAAGCGCGGAATGATGAGCTGGAACGTCACGTCGACGCAAAAGCAGACATGATCGAGATCATGCGGCGCGGAGTGCGTATCCGAAACGGCGTGATTGCTATAATGTTTGCCATTATCGTTCTGCTGGCCTCGTGGTGCTTGTACATTGATTGGAGGGGGATCTGATGAAAATACCAAAAGCAAAGCTACTACCATCTGGGAACTGGAATGTCAGCGTCATGGTAGACGGAAAGCGGGTGTCCGTCACAGCGCCTACCAAGCGGCAGGCAGAGAATGAAGCTGCCGCGTTGAAGTCCGGCGCGAAGTCTGCCGCTCGTGCATCCGAGCGCACGGTCGGTGATGCTATCGACCGATATATTGACAGCAAGGACGCGATACTCTCCCCCTCCACCGTCAACGGGTACAGAAAACTCCGCAAGGTGGTTTTCCCGGAGCTGATGAGCGTTAAGTGCTTTGCGTTGACGCAGGATCGCGTGCAGCGTGCCGTGAATAAGATGGCGCGGGAAAAGTCCCCAAAATACGTCCGCAACGCTTACGGCTTATTTACGGCGGCAATGTCGGAGGAATGCCCCGATAAGGTGTTCCGGATATCTTTGCCGCAGAAGGAAGCGCCTAAAATCAAAATCCCTACCATGGACGAGATTAGAATTCTACACGAGGATTGCAAAGGAACTGACTTTGAATTGCCTTTCCTGCTGGCCGTCTGGCTCGGCCTCCGTACATCGGAGATCAGAGGTCTAACATGGGATTGTCTTGACGGTGATATCCTGACGATCAAGCAAGCAATGGTAGACGGTGAGGACGGCCCGCAGCTCAAGCAGCCTAAAACCTATAGCGGTAACAGAAAACTAAAAGTGCCGCCGTATATTATGGGGCTGTTTAACGCGGCTCCGCACACAGATGAGTATGTTGTCCATGCAACAAGAAATGTCCTGTATAAGCATCTGCAACGCGCGTGTGTCCGCTGCGGAGTCCAGCCGTTCCGCTTCCACGACCTCCGCCATGTAAACGCGTCGGTCATGCTCAGGCTCAATGTCCCCGACAAATACGCAATGGAGCGCATGGGGCACTCCACAAACAACATGCTTAAAAACGTATATCAGCACACCATGGATGATAAAGCCGTAGCAGTGGCAGATGCCGTTGACGGCTTTTTTGAATCCGCATTTCATCTGTAATTTCATCTGCAATTCATCTGCAAAAACGCTGTTTTAACGGAAGATGACTTGCAAATATCGCAAGTAATGCGCAAATAGCCAAGCCTAAAAACCCTTGCAAATACAAGAAAAACCCCGCAGCCGTTGAGACTGCGAGGTTTTTTCATTGGTGGAGGCGGCGGGAGTCGAACCCGCAACCGAATCCGCAAAAGCATTGATATT